GCAATAGGCCGTTGAGTAGTGCGAACCAATGCACCGGCTCAGTAGGTAACTTTTCAATAAAATGTGAACGTACGTTCACACCATTAAAGTAGTCACCCCCACACGATTCCCTGAAGGGACCATCAATAAACGTCTTCTTTTCGTTGGGTGTAAACCCGAAGAAACGAAGCGCATGGATGGCTGCATTAGCTTTATCCGTTGGTACGATCATATCATCACCGTAGACGAGTGTATCCACACCGACTTCACACCCTAGGGCGTGTAAGATCGATGCAAATATCAGAGTCTCAAGTTCAAATGTGAAACCGTTGCCCATGGAGCTAAATTTCTCTAATCTACACCACTTTCCATCTGGAAGTAAGGTATAGGGAGACCGCAGATCATTTAGTAATTCCCACCAGCAAGCTGGCAGGAGGAGCTTGACGAGCTCCTTACTAATAGTGTCACTAGCATTAGACAGATCAATAGTAGCGTGCGATCCCGTCCGGGATGCTGAACACGCCCACTCTCGATGCTTTTCCTGATTACGCCACAGATCAATTAAACAAACGTTTTTCAAGCGTTGCTTAATATGGAGACCAATGGGTAGTTGAAGACAGACATTAAGTTTTGGCTCAATGCATATCCCCCTCCTTTTTGAGTTATCCTTATCCACCGTTGTGAAACGGTTTCCACGGACAATCTCAGGATCGAAGAAAGAAAAAGTTTGTCTACTAACGTCATCATAATGGCTCCTACCCCAAGCACTCGTGTCAATGAATGCTCGGTAGGTAAGCGCTAGATGCGTACTGGTAAGAATGGAAGACATTTTATCAGGCACAGTAATAAGGTTACCCCTATCATTAAACGTTGAACCTTTTCCGAACTTTGGGACTAGGTGCGCAGGCAAAGGCCCAAGCACTCTTCTAATAAAAGATCTACAGCGACCAACAAAATCGTTGATAACCAGATCCTCTGGTGTGTCATACACACGCAAGAGAAATTTATTAAGTCTTATGTTCGTTAGGTGGCAGCTCCTTTCACATTCGAAGAATGTTTCGAGAGCCGCCCTATCTAATTCTTGCCGGTTACCCGGGATCTGAAGCTTGCGCACCAAATCAACAGTCTGGTTGTCAAGCCAGAACGATTCAGAATCATGATAGTCACGCGGGTTTATCTTCAAGGCGAAGAGACCCTTTAAGTTGCCATCGTCGAGTAGCGCTTTAGCCTTTTGGGCCAACGGCGTACCCAGCTCGTCGTAGATCGATCGAAGCACACGCTGAAATTGATTATCGAGCATGTTGTATTCCAATTAGTTATGTTGCGTTAAAACCACTCTTGAGGACCTCAGTGATGAGGCTACTCTTGATGAAGTTCTGCATTATAACAACCGCATCGTCTGTACCAGTGGTATCGACGTTTAGAGGTAAGGTTACCTCCAAGCGGAAAGGAATACGCGCTTTGACCGTGCCCAGTACTGGGTCTTGTACCGGATACGAGCCAGTGACGACAGTACGTCGCGCATCACGCGGACCATTGTAGGTCGTTGTAACTTGGTACGTAGGTCGCAACAGAGGCAACGTAGCGAGAGCGTCATACCGCCACAGAGCAGCACGATCCCCACTAGAGGGCGTTAGTGCTGTCAGGACGACATCGGTATTCGCCGCGTCTTTTACTGTGATATTGGCCATTTGAGGCATAGGATTCTCCTAACGAAAGGTTTTTAATTGCTGGACGATTAGCGCTACGGATGTAGCTGCAAGCCAGCGGGAGGGTTCAGGGAGCTTCGCGCTTCCCTTGAGCGTTGCGTTATCTGGCAATCCGCGTTCGCGAATAAACCGTGACGCGTCAGTGTACGTCCATCTGGCATAGTAGCCGGAATAGTAGTCCACGTGAACGTCATAACGTAGTGAATAGCTAGTGTTCCTTAGTGTATAGCCCGCGTCAGCGGTCCACGAATTGATAAATTTCGCAACTGGCACAAACCAGTCTACAACAAAAGAAAAGGGAACTAGGTCCCAAGCTATTGCAGCCGGATTAATTAACCCGAGCTGGTTGAGCAAAAGCAAATTTGGGTTTGTGACTTCCAAATCTGCCCTCACTCGGCAGGTAACTCCCATATTGACAACCAATTTGTCACCAGCAACACCGCCACCTGGGAAGGCAGCGG